GAAAAGGTTTTATTGCCAGTAACAGTTTGAACGCCTCCTACGGTGACACCAGCCGGAACGAGTGTTCCACTTTCGTTTACATATAGTTGATCCTGATCGACTGCGTAACAAATCTCTCCATCTTTTAAAGACGAAACATTAGTCAGCAGGTCACTGTAATTGCCCCTTGCCGGTTTTACTGCATTCCTGGGTGAAGGGACTGGCATGACTACTCCGTTGATCTCATTAGTATTCCTTAGGTCGTAAAGTTTCCGCCATCCAATGGTGCATTATCAATCGAGTCAGATGTACCGGCGGCCAGGTCACCTCCATCGAAGTCGCGGTTGTCAAATGCGCCCAGCGCGACACTAAGATTAACCCATGCCCCATTTCTCCGAACATAATAACCACCGTCTTGAGGGGCTTCGGGGATACCTCCTGATACGCTTGAAGAGGAAAGAAAAAGAAAGTTATACGCTTGATTTTCTACTAACTGCGTTTCAGGCCCGGGAGTTTCGACATGAGCGACAACGAGAAGAAAACCATCGGTGGTCTCAGAATAGCTAGTAATTGAGAATAAATGGGCCTGAGAGGAATCACTAGCTTGCGTTAAGTAAATTTGCCCACTTATAGGTAGTATCGCTTCGAGGAGTAATTCGACGTCATTTCCAGCTTCATTCGCTTTGCTAACATGAAACTGAGTGACCAGCGCTATGTCGGTATTGTTTACATGGAATTTGCGATCATGAGGTTCTCCTGTCTCGCCGTGCTCGATCCAAGAAATCGTTGTGCCGCTCCCACCAGTGACTACGGTAGAAGACCCGCCACCTCCGGAGGAAGAGGTTAATTGAGGGATATATAAGTTAGTCCATTGAGAACCGTCGTATGTAAGTACTTGGCTTTTCTTGAGCGGTATTCTGTCCGCAATCTTAACATCTTTGAGATTATCGAGAACGGCATTACTGGCAAGTAGATCCTTGCCATCACGGCCAGCAGCCCCGGGGGGACCCGGCACTCCATCCTTACCATCAGCTCCGTTGGATCCAGCCCTACCTGAGTTGACGAGCAACATCCTGTCTTGAATGTCTTGGGCCAATTCAGCAAAACGCTGCTCAGATTTTTCAGTCCACACTGATTCAGGTATCGAGACGAGATCGGTCGAAGGCAATGGCCTAGCAACAGTCTCATTAGATCTAAAATCGGTTACGCAAGCCTCTAGTATAAGTCCTGGCTTTACCCTAAAGTTAGGGAGCAACTCTCCCATCTCTTTGATAACTAAATCATCTAACTCGCTTCCGTCTGATTCTATCCAAATCTTCCAGGTTGCTTCAAACTCTTCTAAGGCGGGGAACTCTTCCACATAAAGAAAAAGCCCTTCTGCCCCACTGAAAATAGGTTTTTTCTCGACTATAGTGATCCGCGCAGATCCACTGATAATCGCGCTTCCCTTTAGAATGCGTACAATGTCAGTGGATGATAGGATCATAGTATTTCTGTCTCCAGCTAGGATGCCGATAGTATAAAAAAAGCCCCTAAAGGGGGGCTTCTTGTATTCACTTGTTTAAGCTAATCAGCCTCGGCTAGGGCCGTCGACGAGCTCATAAAAGACACCGCCTACGGTTCCAGCGCTCAAGGCATAAGACACGTTGTTGTCAGCGTCACAAAGCGCACCACGGACATGAGCGATACCTACGCCATTCTTGTCTAGATCTGTAGCTTCGGCAATAACCAGAGATTCGCCACCAATGGTTACGGTCGCGTCACCGCCTGACAAGCCAAGGACAATTACGCGAATAGTTTTGGCGTTAGCCAGTGTTACTGCGGCAGCTGTAGCGGAAGTTGTGATTTCCAGTTCAGCGTCAAGATTGAAATTCTCCCTTGGGAAAATACCAGTACTTCTTGCGGCCATGTTAAACTCCTAGAATGTAGAGATAGAGAATTGTAAAGATCTTACCAGAGCGAGACCTGTTACATACTATATTACCGATCAGAAAGCTGCCGCTGCGATCCTGGCCTTGAATTCAGCAAAATCCGAGCAATCAGCAAGGATAGCCTTCAATTCGGAGCCGTTGACGATCGTATCGCCGGAACCAGGTACTCCAGCCGTGCCAACACTCAAGGTGCCGCTATCAGTGTAAATCGTAGTGTCACTGACATAAAGATCGCGAATCTTGTATTCAGCGCTACCTATGTCATAGGCATCGTTAGTATCAGGGATTATAGCGCTAGTCATAGCTCCCCCAATACTGCTCAGGCCACTGCCGCTTTTACTGACAGAACCTGTTAAAGGATCAAATGAATATGGCATGATTTAGTCCTTAGGTTTTAGTAATAGTTACGACGTTATTGTTCCCGTCATAAGTGTAGTCTAAGGTAGCAACGATTGGCCCGGAAGATCCGTTGCGACGGTAGACAGTTTGTGTTAAGTTGTCACCTGTATAGGTATTGGACACATAGTCGTATGCGGGAATATTTAAACCGCGTGTAGCCAGAGTGGTAGACATTGCGTCCTCCTGCGACGTTTATACTATTTAGTCTTCCTTTCAAATACCCGATTGCATTAAAAAAGGGGGCAAAGCCCCCTGAGTCCGGAATAGACTTGATCAGACGGATGCGGTTGCGTCAACGTTTGTCAAGCGAGCGGCTGCGCGTCCATTGATGAGGGCAAGTCCGCAGTACCATTCAACTCTAGTGATCAATTGTGGTTGATCGTGGCTTTCTCCTAGCTCACGTACGCCTACACCACCATTCTGGATTCCAGTAAGGTGATCTGCTCCGAAAGAAACGCAATACACGTCTTGATCGGCAGGATTGCTATCAAGAATCGCAACGTTCTTGTTATCGCGGTCCAATTCAAGAACGGGAACGCCAGAATAGGCCATCTGCTGATAACCAAACTCGTTGCGAGTAATCTCAATCTGGCCATTGGCGCGAGCATGAGCACTCAGATGACGACGAGTTGACTTTGACATGATGAGATACTTCTGACCACCTTGTGCGTCAACGTTATCAATCAGCTCGTCAAGCTTGGAAAGGCTAAGAGCAGCGGCGCTGCCAGCATTTTCAAAATACTGAGAGGAGCCAGAGGTGATGCGCTTCGCCAGTCCGTCAAATTCGGAAGGGGCGAGATTCGAATCGCCATTAATGAAGAGAGACTCCCAAGCCATCCGCATAGCGCGGACACGAGATTGAACTTGATAAGCTTTAGCCTCGGCGCCCTCAAGGTCCACAATGGCACGGTCTACTTTGATGTCGCCACCAAAAAGCTTCAAGCTCTCAGATTGCTGAGAGACCTCAGCATAGCTTTCGGCCAAAGAGCCATTGTAATTGCGGAAGCCTACGTCAGGCAGGCTTTCTTCTCTCTTCCAGAAAAGGCCGTTGCCTTCAATATTGCGGAAAGGAAGAACGGACATAAGCTGACCGGCGGCCAGTTCTGTTACTACAGCCAATTCCTGAGGAGTTTTGGCGTGTTTCTGTGCTTCTAATAGCGTAAATGCCATGATAATTAAAGAGTGAACAAAGATTGGGTGTTAGAGCGTCGTTTGTTGTCACAACAAAATCAGCAGTCGCACCCTTTCAGTCCACTCCGTCTCAGAGTTTCCCTACAGGGCTGCTAACTATATTCTACCTAACGATTTGATTTTGGTCTTATATGTTAGCTTGTTTTTCCTAGTAAGGAGCAGCTATTTTGATTCTTTAGGAGCCAAAAGCACGACGGAACATTTCCTCACTGCTTAAAGAAGAGAGATCTTCAATTGTCGCTCCATTAGCATCAGTGCCGCCATAGCCAATTCCAGCACCTGCTCCTTTGACTCCCTGGAAAAATGTTCCAAATACAGGATGGCGCTTGAAGCTAGCCATATGATCTTCAGGGGTAATTCGCAAACCAGTCTCCTTGTCCATCACTGGATCACCAGACGAATCGACAACTGTTAGAGTGCCATTGCTCTCCTGTCTGAACGAATTCCCCACTTGCTCTGAAAGTAAATCAAAGAAAGAGACACCATCAACAGAATCGATGCGACCACCAGCACTATTGAAGACCTTTTCAAGAGCGTACTTTTTCTTGTATGTGGCTAACAGGTTGTCTGCAGCCTCAGCTCTCTGAAGAGCATCTTGTGCTTGAGTAGAGTATTTTGACTCCATTGCGTCGCGCACTTCGCCCCATTGAGCCTGGAGTCTCGCTGCTTCCGCTGCTTCTTCTTGCAGTTGAAGGTATTCATCCGGGTTGATCTCGGCGAACTTCTCCAATTGAGTTCTTGACTCCTTTAGATCACGCTCATACTGTTTACGCGCTTCTCTCTCTGCTTTAAGCGCTTTGAGGAGATTCTCGGCCTCTGCACGAGGCATCATATCATCTCTCTGTGGAGCGGGCTCAGCTGGCGAGACATCAGAGGCCGTATTCTCTACAGCTGAAAGATTCTCTTCTGGCATATAAAAGACCGACATCTCGTCGGACGAATGTTATGTCGATATGTTACCTAAGCCACTTTTTAGCTGGGCACAATCTTTTAGGGTCGCCGCCGACCCAGGTCTTAGCCTTCATATAGCAACCACATAGACTGCATCTTTGTTCGGCAGGAAGAAAATGTTCGCAACTCATACACGTTTCCATCCTCTCGGTCCTGACTTCTGTAGAACATTTTCCATGATGAAGAGCCTGCCCTCCTGTTCTCAGCATGCCTGCAGCCATTTCCTTAAGAGTTGGCTTAATTTCGTTCTCGTTCCTCACATCGGCCTTGTTAACGTAAGAGTTTAAAGTTCGAATTTCGCGACCACGAGGCCAAGGTGAAACTGGCCCTTTTGGCAATTTGCCTGATGAGCGGAATTGCTCCGCATATGATTCTTCAGAAGAGTTGGCCATTTTTTTTGCTTGAATCAGACGAAGGTTTCCAATGCTATTCTTTTCCAGTCATTCTTTCCGACACAGACGTAAAGATAGACTGAATCAACAGCAAAAATGCCTACTTCTCCCCCGGAAGTAGACGCCTGAGAGCCTTCTCTGACGATGCTTCCTGGGCCCCAAGACCCGTTGGACCACACTAAAGGAAAGTCATCAGTAGGAGGGGAATCGCCAGAATGACTTACGTTGGATAGGTCGTCAATGTTGTAGCCACTACCGTTATACCATAACTCAATTCCATAGCCTGCATCTTGAGTCAAACCAGGAAGATTATAATTAGCATTTCCTAGTGTTGGGTCGTTAGTTCGACCACCAAAAGTAAAGCCGTTGCCGTTAGTATCAACATTTAGATTAAAACTTCCATCAGGCCGACCATACAACATTTTGACGTCTCCGTCGTGGCCCAGCCAATATTCTACTGCTAGTAAAGTGTCAAATTTAGCATATTCAACACGCAAGACACTCCAAGTGGCGCCTTCGTACTCCAAGGCTCCTTTGTACCCAGCTCTGTAGACAGTGCAATTGGATGATTCAAGGAAAGCCGTAAAGCAGAACGCACAGTTCTGGGGAGCTGATAAATTTTTTGTAGATGCGATGGGGCTGACGTCGAATGGCGAGTTGGTCCAAGAAACAAGACGGCCACTTCCGTCAAATGCGAATGTTGGACTATCATCTCCATCACTGTTATACGGAATTGAGTCATTTCTTCCCAGAGGAACCCACTTATTTAAATCGAAGCTGTCAAACTGGAAGTAGACCCAAGAGTCTGTTTCATTGTTGTCAGTAGAAAGAACCGTAAAGCCCATACCTTCCCAGTCGGCTGTCGAGTCCAAAATAAATTCGGTCCCCAACATCTGTCCACGACGAGTGCTGTCTATACTCATTGTGACTTTACGGCCTGGGGTCCCTACATCCGTAGCTTCCGGCAAAGCTTCCCAATATGTTCCGTTAAATTTCAATACATCACTTTCAAGTGCCGATGAAGTGTCTACATCCGTTAATCCATTCAAGGAAGTGACACCACCAGTGGCCAAATCAGCAGCCTGCCATAACCCTTGAGACGAACTGTAGATCATAACTTGCCCGTCCGCGGGAACGGCGTCGCCTACATTTGTGAGATCTTCAAGACCTAAAGAAAAGCTATCAGAAATAGCGATAATTTCTCCACTCTTATTGCTATCCTCTGTTGAGACGTATCTCAGGATTTTGGGGGCTTGCATTGAGACCTCCCATCTTAGGATTGATCCGTCAGCTGGAGTATTTGTTTGACCTACGGTATAAGGCGTTCCATCTGGTGTAGTAATCTGAAAGGGATCTGTGCCGAGCTGATGATCAAAGGCATACTTCTGCCCTCTAATTACATATATAGTAGGATTTTCTATCTGAGAAGCAAAGCCCTGACCACTAAAAAGATAGGCATCTTCAGCTGCGGAAGTTGCGATAGTCCAAGTGATTTCTGCGCTGATTTTTTGAGCGTCAAGGCCTATTCCTATGGCGACGTTAACCAACTGTCCGTTTTCTTTTATAAATAGCGAGTCCTCGTCTCGAGCATATACAATTTCACCTTCCTGAATACTGTCTAAAGAGTCAGTGAGAACTGTGCGACTTCCGCGAGCCGGTCTAACTGGAATCCGATTCGAAGGAGCTGGCATTTTTCTAGCGCTTGCAAAATCTGGCTTAGGATACCCACTCAATTTTTAAGCCCCAATAGGGGCTAATAACTCTAGTTAAATATCCAATAGAGCAATCTTTTTCCATCCTCCAGTAGTGGCGCTGTATCCCGCTTCGTCGTAAGGACCTGACCAGATAAATAAGGTGTTGTTTGCGGCATCAATCAGGCAGGTGCCTACAGCTAGCGGGTACCTGTATCGACCGTCTTCTGT